AGAAACCGCACGTGGATTTTTTTGGGTACCTGAAGAAGTTACATTAACCAAAGACAAAATGGATATGAAAGATGCTAGTGAAGCTATCAAACATATCTTTACAAGCAATTTATTGCGACAAACTGCACTTGATAGTATACAAGGACGTGCACCATCACAAGTGTTTACGCCTGTTGTAAGTTTACCTGAGTTAGAAGCGTTAGTAAACAATTGGTCATTCTTTGAAACTAATATTCATAGTAAAAGCTATAGTCATATCATACGTAACATTTACGGTGTGCCAAAAGATGTGTTTAATACTATTCACGATACACAAGAAATCATTGATATGGCAAGTAGTGTTGGGAAATATTATGATGAGTTACATAGATTAAATTGTTTAAAAGAAACTTCTGAACCTCCTAATGTTCCTTTCGTTGAATCAACACATATTAAAGCAATTTGGTTAGCACTTAATGCAAGTTATGCACTAGAGGCATTTCGTTTTATGGTATCATTTGCTACAAGTTTAGCTATGGTAGAAAACAAAATCTTTATAGGTAATGGTAATATTATTAGTTTGATACTACAAGATGAATTGTTACATAGTGAATGGACTGCATGGATAATCAACCAAGTTGTAAAAGAAGATTCACGTTTTGCTGCTGCAAAGAGCGAGTGTGAACAAGAAGTATATGCTATGTACGAAGATGTTATACGTGAAGAAAAATTGTGGGCAGATTACCTCTTTAAGAAAGGTCCTGTCATCGGTCTGAATGCAGAAATACTTAAAGATTTCGTAGACTATACTGCTTTTTCTAAGCTTAAGGATATCGGCATTAAATATCATGGCAGTCACCCCAAGAGCAATCCAATTCCTTGGTTCAACAAACATTTAAATGTTAATAAGAAACAAGCAGCACTACAAGAAACTGAGAGCACAAGTTATGTTATTGGGGTAATGAGTGACACAGTAGAAAAAGATGCATTACCAATAGTATAAGAAAATAGGAAATAATATGAAGGCAATAGTTTGGAGTAAGTATCATTGTCCATTTTGCGATCAAGCAAAAGCACTACTTAAACAAAAAGGTATTGATTTTGAAGAACGTAAAATTGGTGATGGTTTTACAAAAGAAGAATTACTAGAAGCTGTACCAAACGCAAGAACAGTGCCACAAATCTTTCTTGATGGAGAATTGATTGGTGGTTTTCAAGAACTTAAACAGAGGTTATTGTGAATATTGAAATAGATGAAATTTATACGTTTAAAATGAGCAGTGGTGAAGAAGTCATTGCTAAAGTAGTAGAGTTACAGAGTAACCATATTACGGTAAAAGATCCTGTAAGCGTGGCTCCTGGTCCGCAGGGGATGGGTCTTATCCCAAGCTTGTTTACTGCTGACCATGACAAAACAATCAGCCTAAATACTAATAACGTTGTATTGTTTGGCACTACTGAATCAGCTATACGGTCAAAGTATATTGAAGCCACTACAGGGATTGCCACACCAACACAGAAAAAAGTTATTTTAGGATAATATTATGGCATCATTAAGCAGAAAAGGTGATAAGAATCAAGCAGGTGGAGCAATTATGCGTGGTGCTAGCACTGTTTTCTGCAATGGTATTGCTGTGGGTTTACACGTAAGTCGTATTACACCACATCCAAAAGGGTCAAAACATAAAAATGCGGTAACTACAAGCGCAAGTCCTACTGTTATATGTGAAGGTTCTCCTGTGCTTAAAGTAGGTAGTGGCAATAGTTGTGGGCATAGTATTGTACAAGGTAGTAATAACGTTTTTGTGCCATGAGTTTTAGCGGAAAATTTACACCACTTCAACTCAATGCGTTAAGTGGATTGCTTAATAGTGAAGGATTTAATATTAATCCTATTGCACAGGGTTATCAAGGTATATATGATCCTACCACTCCACCTTACTACACACAAGGCTCACTTACATTCACCACAGTACTTAAAGATTTAACTGCAGCTTTGCCTTTAGTTAAAGGTGTGGTAGCGTATACAACATTCCGTGGGTTATTAAATATAGGAACAGGAACAATTCCTGCATTAGGTAATCGTAGACCTGCTACGTTTACACGGACATACCCAGGCTTTCATGACCCTTACCCACCACAAGAACCTGCTGTATCAAAGTATCCACAATATCCTAGTCCTGTAGCATCACCGTGGAGCGCAACTGCTGATGTTGATAATTATGCTTGGTTAACAGGTTGGACAAAAGATGATTATACTTATGCAACAGATTTTAATCCTGCTGCATACAGCGATGCAGATGAATATTTTAAGTATGGTTATATAGCGTGTCATGCTAGAGAAGCATATTATGAATTTTGGAACCTTAAAACTGAAGCTAAGCCTAATCACTACATAAGATTATGTCGCAGTATTACACAACATAAAAGTTGGCGTGATATGACTAATCAAACAGTTGCAAGTTTTAAAAATACAAAAGGATTTTTGGACAACGCATATAGCAATATGAATGATTTAACCACTGCCGAAATATCAGGGTTAAGTTTAGCATTTAAATTGTTTGGTAATGATTTAATTGCGTTAGGAAACACACTTAATTTAGCGACTATAGATGTATTTGGTCAACCTGATAAATTACTATTACAGTTGCAATCAGTTAATGCGATAACGAATTCCTTAAAACTTGCATTATTATCAACGGGTTTAACAACTGAAGAAATTAATGGCATTTTAGTTACTAAAATACCTGCTACCTTTGTTCAAATGAAGCAAATTTATGATGCTTATAAATTAATTCAAGGAACTGACTTAGAAGATATTAAGATTATTACTAACTGCCAAACAGTAGGATTAACATCTTTGGCAGATTTGTTAGATATTAGAAAGATGTTTCCTAATTCATTTGGTAGTATTACAGTGCCACGTTGGAGCTTAGATACTATATCAGTAAAAGTTTATGACTTTTTATATGTTAATGGTGGTGTAAATACACGTATTCAAAATCATAGCGAATATTTAGGAAACTCTATACCACCTGAAATTGCAATACCTGCATCAGCATTTGCTTATTCTATGCAACAAATTAAGAATATCAAGCAGATGAATTATCAAAAGTTTGCACAAACAGTCTCACAATTAGAAGTTACTAACAAAGGTTTGCCTATGATTAATAACGATGAGGGGATACCTGGAGACCGTATCGCAGCCGATGATGCTTTATACTTAACTGCGCTTGGTAGTGGTAACAGTGGTACTTATACAATGGTTGACTTTATCGGAAATATAAGTGGCGATCAAAATAACCCACTTTTTGAAAATATTTTAACCTTAATAAAAACATTACAAACAACAACATTGGCAGCAATTTACAAAAAGATTTATGATTTAGCAGTTAGTATTAGCACATATGGTTTAATCATAAACAGAAACATAACATCACAGTTAACACCTACCACAGTGGATATGGCATCTATTACAGGTGTTACTGCTAGTCAGTTTATCTATGGTGCGGGAATACCTGCTAATACGTATGTTACAGCAGTTAATGGAAATATTATTACTGTAAATCAAGCCATTACTGCACCTGCTAGTATACAGTTTAGGTCTGAAGAAGGCATTATTTTTGAAACTACTAACGCTAATACTGAAATAACAAGAATTGCAGGATATGGTGGAGCTACAAAAGACAAGTTAAACTCAGTATGGAACATTTTAGGTAGAACATTATCTATACAACAACGTGCCATACCATTTAGCGCACCTTCACCTACACAAATTACTGAAGGAACAAATAGAACTGATATCTATGATTTTGTGCGACAATTGGAAAATTGGGCAGTTGATACACAATATAAAGAAATTGCAAGATGTATTGAAAAAATTGCAGATTTAAATACGCTAGCAGGACAAAGCATTGTTGGTTTGATGCGTGAAGCTAGAAATGCTGCAAGAATAGGTCAAGCAGGTGGTGTGCTTGATAATGATGTAAGTGATAGTCTTAAAACGGTTACTGCAAGTGCTGTAGCAACAGTTACTAACGGAAAAGTTACAGATGTTACTTTAGTAAGTGGTGGCTCAGGATATAACCCCATTAATCCTCCAACCATTTACGTTAATGGTGTATTACCACCAAATGGTATAGCACCTGTTTTATTGCCTGTGCTTAGTCAAATTGGTTTACCTGCCAATAATCCTGCAATTGTAGGTAGTGGAGGATTACAAAATGCAGGAGCAAGTGTCATAGATGTAACCATTGCCAACCCAGGCGCAAACCTACCCGAAAACATAGATTTGGTGTTTCAAGACCCACCTGCACCTGATCGTAGGGGTTTCCCCAT